GATCTCAAGCTCTATATTATCAACTTCACTAGCAGCAACTTCTTCTGGCTGCCACTCATAGTATATAGAATCTTTGTGAGGGTGATATAGAGATAGCATTTTTTGTAACACTGTTTTCTCTTTAGGAACTGGCAGTATACCGTTTCTAAAAACAATGTGCGACATTCTTTGGTCTCCTTGCATCTCATCCACAAAGACAGTTCTTTGGTTTTCGAAATATTTTAATTCTCGCTCGTAACCTTTTTCTTCGTCAAACCAATAAACGTTTGATCCTCTAATCATTTTACTTAAAGGTTTTTTATTACCTCTAAGTATGTACATTCTGTCTTTGATTTCCCAAGCATCTTTCTTAGGTAGTTCTTTTTTCACAACAGGTTGAGGTTTTGGTTCCGGTTTTGGAGCTTCAACTACAACTGTTTCTTCTACTAGAGGTTCTTCGACCTCTACTTTTTTTGTTTGCTTTTTAGCCATAATATAATATAATAAAAAAATTAATATAAAACTACCCCTCCCGAAGGAGAGGTAGTTTCACCAAATATACTTATCTTAGTTTAACAACATGAAGTTGTTAGCACCTTGAGTAATTAGACATCTTTCAGACAAGTAGTTAACTCGCATTGCATCTAATTCAGATGTAGCTGCTCCAACAGAACCAGTAACCCAAGTCTTGAAACGACGGTTATCAGTTTGTGAAGCACGGTAACGTACGTGTAAGAATGGACGCTTCATGTTTCTACCTAACTGTTGATCGTATACTGAAGATACTCCAGCTGGTACGATTACACCGCGGATAGCGTTAGCAGTATCACGAGAGTTAATAGCACCACGTGTTCCAGCATCATTTAAGTACTTCCAATCAGACTTGTAGAAATCGTAAGATCCACGACGGAACCCTGAGAATCCTAGGTTAAGAGCCATGTCTTCGTCATTCTCGAATACTCCGTAAGAGCTACCACCAGCGCCAACGCCGTTCATAGCAGCTAACATGTCGTCGATAGCTAGAGACACAGATCTATTGCAGAAAATCATGTTTTCCTCAATAGCACCTTGAGAATCAAACTCAGCAAGAATAGCGTCAAACTCAGCTAAATCTCCACCACCAGTAACACCTGTGATACCAGAAGAAGCATTACCTCTAGTTGAGATAGCATCAAATAAACCTTGAGTACCACCTTGAGGTAGAGCACCACCAAGAGTCTGAGTATCTAGAGTTGTATCGTTAGCGATTTCAACACCTTCAAGACACATCATCTCACAGTTGTCTGCAAAACGCATACGTGTCTCACCTTCAGCTTTTAGGTACCATAAGTAACCTGAAGTTCCGTCTTCACCAGAAACCTCTACCCAACCTACGGCTGAAGCATCAGATCCAGAAACGTGGAACATGTCACGGATAATAACCGGCTTGTTCACGAATGAAGTAAATGATGGCTCGTTAGCAGTAGTATAAGGAGTATCTGAACCTTTAGCCCACTCAGAACCGTACTTAAGTACAGTAACTGCTGCGCCGTTAGATACACTAAACTCAGTGATGTGTCCTTGCGTGTAAGGAAGACATGTAACGTCGTCAGTAGATACAGCTGTAACACGACAAGGAATAGTAACTGAAGCGCCAGCGCTTGCTGCTACTAATACTGTGTCACCTACACGTAGACCGTGAGTTCCAGCGCCGTAAGTAGCGTTAGTTCCAGCGTGTCCAGTGATAGCGATAACCGAAGTTGCCACTGTAACTGTTCCTGTGTAAGCAAGGTGTAAACGACCTTGTTCAGACCATACGACTCTATCAGCCGTCATAGCCTCTTCAGCACCTACTTGAGCAAGGAAACCTGAAATTGTTCTGTTACCGAACACTTCAGCCTCTTTCTCCATTAGGTCTGGTAAATATTGTTGAGCCCAACCTTCAGTTGCCGCAGTAGTAAAATCTACATAGTTTGAAGCAAGTGTGGCTTGGACTGGATTTGGGACCGTGTTTAACGCTCCGCCTGCAGAAATTGCCATTTTAAATTGTTTTTAAATTGTTATCTTTTATTTTTTAATTTGAACTTAAAAGAGTTGGAATCATCACCTAGCACCTTTACTTTCATACCACCTCTAGTTTCTCCATGAGAGGGTCTAGCTGTTGTGTTTATATTCTTGGCTTTGGCCACGCTTTCTTTTAGTGCGTCTGCCTTACCTTGCTCGTAAAAGTGATTAGCAACTGCATCGGGATTCATAGCTGTATATAAACCTTTGTGGTAACCTTTAGCATCTGACATCATCTTATCTTTGTTCAAAAACTTTCTGACAAAGTTATTTAAGTCGCTTTGCGTTTCCTTTACTTGGTTTACGTCTTTAACATTGTATCTAAACTTTTTGTCTCCAACATTGTATTCAAAACCTTTGAACTCGTTGGTGAAAACCTCTTCAGTCTTCTTGTTAAATCTAGATTTCTGTTGTTGAGCTATTTTTTTCGTCTGCTCTGACTCTTTATTGTATCGGTTGAAGAAATCAATTGCCTTCTGTTGATCACCCGTAAGTTTACTTCCAGCTTTAATGTCTTCGTAGTATTTAGACTTTTGCCCGTCTAAGTAGGTCTTGGCCTCGGCAACTTGCTCTTTGAGGGCCAATTTTTTGCGTTTAATATCTCTCTCATCATCTACGTCTTCATCAAATGAGAAATTATCTTCCATCATGAAGTTGATCTCCTCTGACGTTAGATGAGGTTTAGTTCTTTTGTAGTATTCAAGTAAAGCTTCTTGATTATCTAAATCTTTAACATCCCTATTTAAGCTAACGTAGTCCTCAAGACTTCCACCAGTTTCTTCCATGAAGTCTACTAACTTCTGAATATTCTCTGGTAAAGATTTTCCAGTTTCTTCAGCTTCATCAAGAGCCTCCATAACCTCTTCTCTGGTTACAGTATCTTCTTCGGTTATTTCCTCTAGTACTGGTCCATCTTCTTGTACTTCTCCTTCCGGTTGTACTTCTTCTTGTTCTTGTGTGGGCTCGGGACTTTCATCGCTTCCAGCCACTCGTGAGTCGTCAGAGTCACTTTCTTTAGTTTCATCAGTAGTTTGATTGCTTAAATCGACCTTAATAACATCGGGATCATCCGCGCTATTGAATTTACTTAAATCAAGTTCAGGTGTAGATTCCTCTACCACCTCTTCTTGTGGTGTTTCGTTTTCGACCTCGTTGATTACCTCTTCAAGATCTGTTTGATTTTCATCTTGCATCATAAAATATTATATAATTAATTACCTATTTGTGGGTTGAATTTATCCAAACCTATTCCGCCTCCTAGTATATCATTACCTGAAGACTCAAACTTTTTACTCGTTTGTTTTACTTTTTCTCTTCTATCTTTCCCTCGCTCTTTCATACCTTCTACCTTCTCCGCAGACGCACGCTCTTGAGCTCTAAGCTGGTTGTTTAGCTGGAACTCGTAAGTCATCAACTCTTTCTTTAATTTAACCTCTTCTTGTAAGTGGCTTATTTTATTCTGTGACTTAAGGGTTTCTATTTGCATTTCCGCTTGAGCTTTTGCCTGATTTTTTTGTATCTCAGCTTGAGCAGCGGCTTGTTGAGTTTTCTCATTTGCTTGTGCTTGCGCTTGAATGTTTTGCTCTTTGAATTTTTGATCTCTCTCTTGTTTCTTTCTGCGTTTAATTTTTAACAACTGATTAGCTATTCTAACATTCCTAACTTCTCTAATATCTATAGCGTCGTCTAAGTCTATTAGTTGTTGAGCTAAAGCTGTTTGTATGTTATTTTCTAGTAACTGCTTTTCTTCTTCATCAGGTTCAAGCTCAATAAATATACCAAAATCATATAAGTGTAATTCAGCCATATCTTTCAAAGTTGCGACGTTATGCGATCCTATAGCTTGAATAAACGCGTCAGCGGTTGGAGAATACTCAAGTATATCTGATATACGTAAAGACAGAGCTTCTGCAATCTCAGCAGTTAAGAACATAGAGCTAAGTAAAATATGACGTGTAGCTACATTTGAATTAGCCGCAGCTAACTTCTGTACACCTACTAAAGATTTAGGATCTGGCATACTACCGTCTCTAGCTTCATTAAGACCCGTTACGTCACGGATCATTTGTAAGTAGTAATTATACGTTTGTATTAAACTAGATATTTTATTCTGTCCACCAGAACTTGATATTTGTTGAATAGGTACTTTACCTGGATTAGGATCTCCATCTGCAGTAAAACTTCTACCTATAACACTACCAGTTTGGAAGAACATATTAAGAGCTTCTTGTGGATTGTAGTTAGTGCCATTGCCTAAATCAATTTCAGCAAGCCCGTCAGCATCAAGGTATACTCCGTCAGGAACCATGCGTGACATTACTTGCTGCAGCTTCAAATGTGTTAGCTGAATCATATCAGCAAATCCAGTAACTCTACTTACTATAGACTCAATGCGACCTTCGTACATACGTGGCGCTACCAATGAGTAGTTCATCTTAACTTTGTTAAAGTCAGATTTACTACGCATCATATTTTCAGCTTTGTTCCACTTTAGTAACTTATCAGTACCAAGAACCATAGCTCCTTCAAAAATACACTCTACAGATCTTTGTAATCTAGTATATCCGCCTTCTTTATCTTTTGGAGGGTTAAACGTATCTGGCTTTTCAATAGCCTTTATACCTCCGCTACCAGTTTCTTTAATCTTATAAACATCGTTCATATGTGTTCTATAATTAAAATATAGAACTTGAACTTTGTTCTTATCCATCTCTTTTGGACTACGACCACGGATATCTCTTCGACTCGATTTAGAATATATATCCTCTATATCAGACTCTGTAAGAGTATCAAACTCCCGAGCAAGCTCGTTAATAGGTATGGTTTTTACTTCACCAATATAGTATATATCGTCAAAATATGGTGACTCTGTGTAAGAGTAAACTATATTAGCTGGATCAACATATTCTACCGTAGCACCATCACTCCAATTAAAGTTTGTCTTAACACAGGCGATTCCTAATACTGTTAAGTCATATAACATTCTACGTCGGATAAGATCGTAGTTATTTCCGTCTAATAAAACATTAATAGCCTGCTCTTCAGCTAACTCAACACCTTGTTTATAATTAAGATGCATGTGTAACTCAAGTTCTTCTTCAGTACCAGGTACGTCAGCTTTTTCATTTTCATATAGATCAACTAAAAATCTTTCTTGAGCAGCATCATTAAATCGCTTGGTTTTCATATCCGCGATCATCGAGTCCATGTACTCAGTCCTTTTATTAACTCCATATGGATCTTGTGAGTATGCTTTAACGTTAAACATTCTCTCGGCCATACCGTTTACTACGATATCAACAAACTTAGGTATAATTGGTACGGGTTTCCAATCTAAATTAAGATAAGATAAATCACCATTAATAGATAATTCATCTTTATATTTTTGAATAGATTGTTCTCCTCTAGCGTATAATCTTAAGTTGTGGAACTTTTGTTGAGACGCGTTGTATTTATTACTATGCGAATCCTTAAACCACTCTTGCTCGATAGCACGCGCTACTTTAAGCCCATACTCTGAACTCATTTTCTCTAGGTCAGGAACCGCTTGAGAAGGAAAATTTACATATACTGACTCAGCCATGCTTATTTAATTATCTGGGAATTAAACCCATCGTTGTTGTATTTTGCTATATTCAAATTCACTGGTGTTTTTTCTACTTTTGCGTTAGGCGCATATAAGTGTCTATTACAAGCCATTACCGCTAGACCCGAACTTATAGAAGCATCGTGTTTAGTTCTTCGGTTTATATCAAACTTAGCCCAGTCGTTAAGTAACTCGTTGAAGTATACTGTTCCGTAGTTACCGTCGCCTAAGTGGCCAACATGGTTTTGTATATACATCTCAATAGCTGCCGCGTGGGCTTGCTTAATATCTTCACTTGAGTTTGGTATACCACCTACTTCTTTTTCAGCAACCGATAATTTCTTCCAAGCTTTGTCCGGTCTATTCATACTGTATCCTCTATAACCTCTGCGGCGTAGGTAATATAGTAATCTTGGTTTATTGTTCTCTGCGAGTAATGGCATTCCGTAAAATACTAATGCCATTAACACGTCCTCGAAAAACATCTCTGCAGTTTGTGGTCTTGCTATATATTCTAGGAAAAACGTGCTCGCTGGCGCATCTTCCATAGAGAATTTCGTTAATCCGTGTAAAGCACCTTTCGAGCCGCGACCATCAACAGTACCACTAATGTCGTAGCTATCACAGCCAAAAGCTCCCACGTGTTCGTTGCCAGGATATTTAATACCATTTTTTATTATTTGTTTATTTTGCAGGCTAGTTGGAGGAACCCAGCTTACTTTAAATCTCCCACCTGGATCTGGATGGAATATCACCTGCGAATCTTTAATACCATTTACCCAACCAAAACTTCCAGTAGTAGTGTGAGCCGCATGTCTACTGCCTTCGTTGTAATCTATTTGTTCGTATATTTTAACTAGATTAAATATACTATTCTTGGTCTCATCCCTGAATGCATGCTCTTCAGTTCTAGGGAATTGACGGTAAAATTCGTTTAAAGCATCTTGATCATCGCGTAATCCTTCAGCTTCATTCTCCCAGTTGGTTATTACACCTACGTCTATTAATTCACCGTCTGGTCCCAGTCGTTCTCCATCACATGGATTATCAAAGACTGGAAGTCCGTATTCATCAATAAATCCTTCATAGTTCCATTCCATTGGGATAAAGAGAGAATAAAGCCCAGACTTCGTTTGTCCATTAGCATTTCGTCTTGATACGTCAGAATCATTGAATAGCTTTTTAAAATTATCT